CGGAGGTTCTGATCGGTGCGGATGCTCCGAGCGGGATGCTGACGGATGTACCGCCTTTTTGCGGCCATGGGAGAGCGGATGTGAAGTAGTCGTGTCGCTTTCCGCGGCGCTTTAGCGTGTATGTGGCGGCGGGGTCGGGTCCGTCGCCTTTCAGTTCTGTTACGCTGTTTTGAAGGTTTTCGTCGCGGAACCAGTCGTTGTAAATGAGGTTATATGCGCGGAAGGGCAGCGCGTTTACTGGCATGTCGGGTCCGCCCGTTATTTGTCCGACGGTTGCTAGACCGAAGTAATCGCCCATTGAACCGATGGGCCAGCCTGCGCTTGGTGATGTGACTTTTGGAACGAGGTAGGAGATTGAGTCGGCTGGGTTGTCTTGTTCGCCCATGAATTTGACCCAGTTTGTCCACACTAGGCGGTTTGGTACGAAGAAGAAGAAGGTATCGAGGTGCAGATTGTCCATGAGTGGGAAAATCGGCGTGGCGAGTCGAGCAAACGCTGTCATGCGGAGCTTGAAGGTATCGCCCGGCAATACTTCTTCGCAGTAGATTGGAATCAGTAGGCCGGCGTCGAAGGTGGTTTTGTAGCCGGATTCGATGCGGAAGGAAGCTCGCGGGATGTCGGCGCGTGGCACCATGGCGAATTGGTGGGCGCTGACGGATTTGTTGCGGTGCATTCTCATGTGGTTCTCCAAAAGGGTAACGGGGCTTGCGCCCCGTTTTATGTTACTGCTGTTTGACGTCCTTTGCCCTGGTTAACAGGGTTGGCGCTTGGTCTTCGAAGGTGCCTGTCTCTTCGTCGAAGAGGGCGAGGCGGTAGAGCTCGAAGTCTTCCGGGTGCGCGTTCATTGGGTTGTCGGGCGCGTTGCGGTTTACTTCGTCCATGAAGGAGCGGGTAGCCGCGCCCACGTGTGGCACGTAGAACGGGCGGTTGAATGTTTGGACGGCGCGGTCCATGACTGCGCATACAACGAGTTTTGGCATTATAGATTTCTGTGGAGTGTTTGCACTTTGGCTAGGTGCACGGTTTCGCGGATTTTGCGGCGGTCGTCGGTTTGATCGGGCGCGCTTTGTTGGGCGCGTTGTTGGCGGGCGTGCTCGATGTCGTCGAGGTGATCGTCTTTCCGCCGTTTGAGAAGTTTGTCGTAGTATTTTGGAACTTGGCGTTCGATTCCTCCTTGTATGACGAAGTCGTGAGGGAAAACGTCTCGGCTGTATTTGTTGAACCACGTAGCACCGATACCGGGTTTTAGGCTCATGGCCGCATATTCCGGGCGGCGTTGGGTGATTACGCCGTCTTCGTCGATGCTTGCGTATGCCGTTTTGGCGTCTTCTCCTAGGGCTTTTTTCATTACGTATCGGGCGCAGTAGGAGGCCGTTTCGGGTGTCAGGGGCTGTACGGATGCGATGCCGTGGCCCCATAACTCAGAGAGTGTTTGTGAGCTGTAGAAGAGTTCGCCGCTGGCAGACTTGCCGGCTGGTTTTTGGTCAGCGAGAAAGTCGATGTTGAAGAGGCACGCATGGTAATGCGGGCGTTTGTTGAGCGGTCCATACTCGCCGCACATATAGTAGCGTATTGGTTTTTTTGGGTTTTGCTTGCGGACGCGTTTCATGAACTTTTGGAAGTCATGATGCGACAGCGAGGCGTGCGGCGGTAGTTGGTTTGTTGCGTAAGTGAGGGTAACGAAGCAGTTTGTTTGGTGTTGGCTTGCTTCGTGCATGACTCGTAGACTCCAGTCAGATGCTCGGCGCATGCGGCAGCCGATGCATTGGCCGCAGGGCAGCTCAATAGGTCCGAGGATGTCATGTCTTCCCAGCTCCGCAAACACGACCCCGTCAGGCGTTCTAAAGCCTTTCAAGGGTCGATAGCAGCTCACAGTCTGATGCCTCCGCGCATGACGGCGCCCACGTTGGCGCCCTTGGTTTTGCCCACGTTGCGCCTGAATTGCTTTGCACTTTTGTGCTTGTTGACGTTCTTGCGGTGCATGGCTTTCTCCTTGGGGTTGGGGGTTGGACCAGGCGTTCCTTGTAGTTAACTGGTCCAGGTGACACCGGGGTCTCCCGGTGGTCTCTTTTTTTAAGCCGGTTTTCCGGTTTTTGGGGCGGCTTTGCCGCCCGGTTCAAGCTGTAGATCGTCCTGCGATCGCAGCGCGGTGAGTTCGCGTTTGCATTCGGCAATTGCGATGTCGGCTTCTGTTTGTGTCAGGTCGCCGGTGTTGACTAGGGCTTTGTAGCCCTTGATTCGGCGCGTCAGCGCGACGATTCGCTTCACTTGTGAGCTGTTCATGTTTGTCCTTGGTTGTGGCTGCACCCGCAGCGTTTTCAGTCTAACTTAAGCGCAGCGGTTTTGTCTAGCTGTTTCGTGCGGGTGCGTGGAGACTTGTCCATACGAAGGGAACGGCTAAGTTCCCGTAGTGTGGTCAAGTCGTCGGTGGTGAAGCGGTTAGTTTTTTCGCGAGCTCGTCCACGGCCTGGACGACGTCGCGGGTTTGTTCTGGTGGTTTGGCAATGATGCCGTACTCGATGGCTTTGTCGCGGTTGCGTTCGTCGTCGAGGAAGGCGATCAGGCGCGCTGGGTCGTTGTCGAACTTTGCGCGCATTTCGGCAGGTAGTTCGGCGAATGCTTCTTCCGATTGGCGGATGAGTTGCATTGCGGTTTGAAAGTCAACGACTTTCGTAAAGTCTCCGGACACGGGCATTGCGATGCCGTTGGGAAGTTCGCCGGTGAGGCCGAAGCGTTGCACTATTGTGTTGATGTCGACATCGTCGGCGAACTGTTGTTGTACTACGCTTTCGGCGGGGTCGATGGCGAGTCCTGTTTCACGTGAAACGTCGTCGGTGTTGTAGTTGTGCGCGGTGCGCAAGAATACGGGTTTCATGGCATTCCTTATCGTCCAATGGATTTGGCGGATGCGCCGCCGTGCAGGATCATGAGAAGTGATTTGAGGTACTGGTTCATTTGGCCGGTGTCGTCGTAGAAGTCGGCGCCTGCTTTCGCTTCGGGTAGTGCGTGGATGGTCAGCGCGCTTTCCGCTTTGCGGCGGGCGACATCGGCTGAGAAGGTGTTGCCTTCTTTCAGTTCTTGCAGTTGTGCTAGGCCGGCTTCGGCGCGTTCTTTCAGACGTTGTTGCTCCCATGCGGAGTATTTGATCCGGCTTTCGTAGTCGCGGTGTGCGGATTTGCCGGCCACGTCGGCGACTTCGGATTCGCCGGCGGTGCGGTCGCCGAGAAAGTGCATTTGCCGGATTTCGGCGAGTAGGCGAGCCGTGTTCGCTTCATTGGTCATGGTTTCCGATTTGATTTTCTCGGTGGTGGCGCGGATTTGCTCCGTCATGGCCTGGTTCTGTTGTGCGGCGGTTACTCCTTTGACGGTTTCTTGTGCTTGAGCGGCGGAGGACATGCCCGCTGACATTGAGTTTCCTACTTGCGCAGTTGCGCCGGCCGGCGTGGATGCGCCGCCTTGTGAGTAGGCGAGCATGGGATTTAGGCCGGCTTTTTGTAGGTCGCCGACGGCTCGTTGGTATGATGTGTTGGACATCCTTTCCTGAAAGTCCCGGTTTTCGCGGGCGATTGCGATATTGGTGTCGTTGGCCGAGTCTTGTCCGGATTTGCCGAACAGTCCGCTGATTAGCGACGGCACGAAGGGTAGGAGGGCGCCGAACATGGTTTAGAAGTGGTCGATCATTCCAGGGACGGAATAGAGGGGCATCGGTCGTGCGGCGACGTTTTCGAATACCGCGTCGAAGATGATTTGCGCTCCGTTGGCGGCTGCGCCGACTGCGAGGACGCGGCTTAGTGGTGGTGTTTCTTGAATGAAGGTATCGCCCAGCACCGGGAGAGCTGTGAAGCGTTGGGCGAGGTGCCACGGGTCCAGTGTGCCCGCTGCTGTGGAACGGAACAGCCCGGTGATTTGTGACGGCGAATAGCGGTATTCTGCCCATCGTTCTTGGTAGCCGAAAACGGCGTCGTCTTGTGCGGTGATGCCGGTTGCGTAAATTTCCTTGTTCAGGATGGCTTGTTCTCCCAGCATGGCGAATGCAGGGAAATAATAGTCATATCTGGTGCTGCGGCTCCAGTGGCGGCGCACGCCTTGTTGGTATGTCAGATCGGCGCGGACACTGACCAGGCCGAGGATGTATCCGTGTTCGGTGAAGGATTGTGTGAATCCGTGTCGGTTTGCGACCATGGTTCCCATTGCCGCGAGGTGTCCGAGCGGGGTTGTTTGTCCGGTTTGGCCGGTTCCGGAGGTTTGCGCGATGGGTGAGACGATGATGGGGCTTGAACCACCTCCGAGATATTCCGGACGCTGTAGCCGAGCATCAGGGCTAACAACGCCAAAATGACTTCTAACGATTTCAGTGTAGCGGCTACCGCCGCGAGCATCTCTTTCCAGGAGTCGTTGGATTTGGAAACTTTGGCGGAGTTGGTTGATTGTTGCCGCCGTGGCCGTTGAGAGATCGGCATATAGGTTGCTCGGGTACATTGTGGTTGTCCCGGCGGCGACGGCGTTTCGCGTCATTGCGCCGGTTGCGTCGAAGCCCGCAGTTGAAGCGGGGGGCGTTGAACCCGTGAGGGCTTCGCGCCATGTTGAGGCGGGTTGTGCGCCGCTGACTTGTTGTGTGGCGGAGGTTCTGATCGGTGCGGATGCTCCGAGCGGGATGCTGACGGATGTACCGCCTTTTTGCGGCCATGGGAGAGCGGATGTGAAGTAGTCGTGTCGCTTTCCGCGGCGCTTTAGCGTGTA